AATGTCTTTAGTTGTTATAAATAATGCTTTTGCCATTTCTTATCTTATTTAGGGTATGCTCCTCTATTAGGCATATTCTCTGGCGCAATTCCAGCTTCTTTAGAACCTCTTGGATTTTTCATATAACTTTTAGGAATAGACCTTGTCTTTTTATAGTTGCCTAAATTCTCTGAAGGCTCTGTATTACTTTCTAGTCTATATAAGACCTTTTTCCATTTATGTCTGCAATAGATACCACCTTTGAATTTAAACAAGTCATAAGATTGTCTATTATGCCCAAGCTCTCTATTTACTCCTTCTCTACTTGCTCTATCAATATCTTCAATAGTCCATACAATACCAGCATTAGCCATATTCATCATATTCCTACAAAAATCTCTTTGACTATTACTTGGTTTTCTTGAACCTACAGCGTAGGTATATCTTATTTTATATAAGCCGTTTTTTGAATCTAAATAACTAAATGAACTTCCATCATTTTTGGAATCTATTTCATCTTTTAAACCTAACAAACCCTTAACTTTAGATAAAGTACTTTTTTTCTCATTAATTAAGTAGTTTGCCCAATCTTCATTGTCTACGTCATCTTCTGCATCTATTTCATCAACAAACACATATTCTTCTGGCATTTGTTCTCCNCTCTCTGCTAAATGACCTAATACATTTTTAGATTCTTCATCTGTAAGACTTGCTTTCTCGTGTGATTCACAAGGCATATACCAAATCTCTCCATCCATTTCGTGTTCGTGATGTCCTTGACAACCTTGCTCTAATGCTTTAGCTTCTGCTTCTTCTATAGTTTTGTATGCTTCTATTCCGTCTATTTTCTTTAGGCTCATTTCATAGCCAGTTTCTTCTTCTATAACCTCTTTAGTTTCAATCACATCTATATCGCTAAACTCAATCGGTTTAAGAGTTTTAAAGTATAGCTCTAATGCAATTTTATTAACTGCTAAAATTTGGTCTATACACTCTACAACTTGGTCTTGAAAGCATTGTATAACTATATTGTCAAATAACTGTGTCGCTACTTTAATTTCTTCGGCATTGTTTCCAAGTCCATCGTTTCCTTCACGAATACCAAGAAGCATTGGAGAGGTAACCCTATGACCAACGATTAGTTTTCTAAAGCACTCATCAGCTAAATATTGATAATGAGCTGGTGCATCGTTTAATGGAATGTCATCTATTGTAGTTTTGGATTCAGAATTGTTATTAAATGCAACAATTACCTTTTCTCCTCTGCTTCCAGTTAATTTGTTTAATACATCACTTTTAATTGATTGCATCTTATCGGGATCTGGTACACCGTTGTTAAAATTCACAACTTTTGTGCCACTAAAACCATTGATACAGTCATTTATAAGGTAATCTCCTATCTCGTCCTCTAAAACAGCGTAAGGCATCGCAGAAGACCAGTCTGGACTACTATAATAATACTTTCCAGCTTCATAAGGCTTTAAAACGTACATTTCAACACCATTAGCTTTACCAAACCCAAAAGCTGGGATTCTTTCTGGTTTATGACTAGGTTTTAAATTATCCCAGTCGTTAGAGTAATACCAAGCCTCGATTTCTCCTTCATCATTGCATTTTTCTGCTCTTAATGTCTCCATTGGAAAATGGTGTACCTGTTTTACTTTACCATCTTGATAAACTAACTGAAATGCAGCCATTCCTAGTACTTTGTAGTCATTTATGAATTTTCTTAAATCAGACTTCTTAAATAATGACATCATTTGAGCATATTGCTCTGGTTTTTTGTCTGCATTGTGTGCTGCAAGACCTTTACCATAAATCATATTAGAAATACCTATTGTAATAGCTCTATTAGTCGTTGAGTTGTTGTTTACATCAATTATGTAGTTAAAATAGTTATTATCTATTCCATATTGTACCCAATCTTTGTTTTTTAACTCTACAACCTCTGGTGCTGTATATGCTGCTAGTTTTGTTACGAAAAATTCGCTCATAATACCACGTATTCGTTAGTTGTTGTGTGTTTTGTATATACACCATCATTAATACTATAAGTACTAATAGTTTGGTCAGTACAAAATATATTGTCTTTATACACTACACTTGTTCCATTTAGAACAGAAATAGTATAAAATGTTCCTTCTTTTAATACAGGACTAAACGTTACATTCCCTTGCAAATAGTATCTATCAGTAGTAAATGTTAAACCAGAGTATGTTACTGGTTTGTTTGTGTCTTGGTCTGTAATAACAATACTATCTGCCGTATATTCACGTGGAATAAACTTTATTTGTTGTGCGCTAGCACTTGTTGTTAGTATTATCATTAAAAGCTTTTTTAAATAACAAAAAAAGGGCAAAAGTGTTTTATATAAAAAAAGGGTAATCCGAAGAATACCCTTAATTTAAGAAAATTAATAAAAATTAAGTTCCTACTACAACAACCGTATTAGTAGTATCTCCAATAATTGAAGAAGCTACAAAATAAGCTGGTTGCTTTTCAGTTCCAGTAAAAGTTATGTTATAACCATTTAAATCTCCCATAGCTGCTCCAGTCGCCGTATTCACAGCACATTCACATCCGTTTTCAATTCCAGCTAAAAAGTAATTCCCATTATAATCTTGTACGATTATTTGAGGTCTACCATAACTTAATAATTTTAATTCTTTACGAGTAGCAAGGTCTTGTTTTTTCAAAACTATCGTTCCAGTTTGTGTCCAGAAAGAAGTTCCATTTTCCCTTGAGTTTTCGTTTGTTTGTTCAAAAGAGTTAGCACCTTTTAAATCGTATTTGTAAAAAGTAAGAGCAGAAGCAAATCCAGTAATCTCATCATTTGTACCAAATGTAGCAGTTCCTAATAAACCACTTGTATAATTTGAAATGTAGATTGCTATTATCCCTCCAACCGAGTCTTTACAAGGCTCTAATCTTCCAGCAGTAATATCACATGCCATAAGTTTAAGTTTTTAAAGTTAATAATATAAAGGGAGGTTTTAGCCTCCCCTTATTAGTTTAATTATCCAGCGTAGTAAACTACATCAGCACCAACTCCNATNGCAGCAGCAGCAGTAAATCTCATTACAAGTCTTACGTTCTGACTTCCGTCCATTGGTGTCATATCAATTACTCTTACTTCGTTGTAGTCTGATAAAAGACCAGTTGCGAAAAATAAATTACTGGATTCCGAGGCTAGCATGGTATCATCTGACATCCCTCTTGCAACAAATACTGGTATTCCACCGAAAGATAAACTTCCGTTGTTATACCATTGTGTACCTCTGTTATCAGTACCTGAAGCACCAATAGTTGCAGTAAATCCGCCTAAAGCTCTAATGTATAATTTAGCAGCTTTGTTAGACACATATAATCTTAAATCTTCTTTTCCAAAAAGTGCGTTAGGAATTAAATCCACAACAGCTTGCATTTTATCGATAATGTTAGTAGCAGTTAAAGCAACAGGAGATGGTACATCAATAACAGTTGCATCAGCAGCGGCAAGAGTCTCAAGTCCATTGTACTCTCCAGCTTGTGCGCCACCTAAATTACCAGTCCATATATTAGTTTCGTTTGCAGCAGCTACTTTAGATGCTACGTAACCAACTAAATAATCAGCAAATGATGTTGGTAATCCATTTGGATTGAATGCAGAATATCCCATTTGAATGCTTTCCCAAGTGTTGATAAAATCCGACTTACATAATTGTAAGTTTACTTGAAATTCTTCTGGTTGGATAACTACTTCAGTTAAATTAACGTTAGATGAAGCAGAGAAATCACAAGTTCCATCAGCAATTAATGTTCCAGTCTACTTTTTGAATAACTGATTTGTATTTTACGTTAGGCATTACAGTAACACCACCGTCTTCAATTGTACTCGAGCTTAATAAAGCAGCCGAGATGTACTTTCCAGCAAATTCTCCAGCATAAGTTGAAGTAATGTTTACTGTAGTCGCAAGGTCTATCTTTTTTGACATAATTTTAAAGTTTTAATTGTTGTTAAATAATTTAGCAAATACTCTGTCTTGAGTACTCATTGGTTTGTTTTGAGAATAAAGGTGCATTTCTTTTTGACTTTTAGCCTCTGGGTTATGTTTAATAGGTTTTACTTCAGTAGATAATTCTACTTCAGCATCTTTAGAACTAAAATCTTCTTTTTCTCCCATTTTTGATTTTAAATCAGCAATAGCATCTTCAAGATTTTTAATTCTAATTTCCATACCTTTCCAATCAGCAACGTCAGCTTCTTCAGCAGCTTCAACTTCTTCCACAACAGGTGCTTCAACAGTTTCTTCTACTTCTTCTTCTTTTGCT